TTCGGTTTTCCGCTCGCCATAACGACGCATCGCCTCCTGGTCTTCGACGTACTCGATGTTCTGCTTGTAGCCGTCTTCCTTGTTGTTGTAGGTCACAAGAGCTACTGACGGACGGTCTTTACGCGCAGATCCCTTGTAGCTGAACATGCCGTCTTTGACGTTCGCGTTGGTGAACATCATGACCGGATCTGACGGACTATCCTGCATGACGTTAACCATGCCACCAGCCCAGAAGACCATACCGCGGAAGGCGCCAGCGATATCCTGAATCAGTCGGTACGCGTCCTGACGGCTAGTGATCTGGGTGTTGATAGCGAAGCGCTTCTCTTTGCCCCCGAATCCATTGTCAATTTCTTCGTCACAGTAGCGACCAATCTGGTAGATCTGCCCGAGGTCAATCATGGACTCAGAAACGTACTGCCCCAGGCCATAACGAGCGTTGGTAAGCAGGTCGAAGAGAATCCAGGCAGGGTTGGAAGATGACAACAGCTTGAATGTGCCATCCCATACGCCGATATAGGTGTTTGTGTGTTCATCGTAGTTGGACGGTACGCGGATCTTCAGGCCACGCACCAGATACGAACGAGACGGCATCGAGCTGCCGAACTGCTCTGAGTTGACCTTGAGGCCAACCAGCGCGGAGTTCGGATAGTTCATCGGCGTATCGACGATCTCACCGATAGAGTCCACCCACGTATCGTTAAAGATGTACTGAGTATTGCTGTCATCGGTCAGACGCAGCACGCGAACCTTGTAGGCACGACCTGGCTTGGGCAGTTTTAGCTCATAGCTGCGGTAGTAGACGCCTGTCTTTTTTGCCGTCAGCGCAATTTCGGAAGCACTCTCCCCTTCTGCGATGGCGTCCTTGAAGGCATTATCGCCATTGGCAATCTGGAATTTGTACTTCACGGTCGTACCGTTGGTATCACCGGTCTTTTTGTCGATGCTACGCAGAGACGGGAACTTCAGAATGACGCGGACACGGTCTGCCTCATCGTTATCGATGGCAATCGTAACGTCGTGCATTCTTTTCAACTGGATGTTGACTGACTTCGGCGTTTCAACGAAATCGAACCCAGCCATCGGCGTCTGGTCTTGTGAACCATCGCGGAAGTCCCAGGTGATACCGCTAAAGTTTGAAGACCCGTCTTCGTTAAGGATTGGCAGATCATCAACGAAGATCGACTTTGCACCATCCACCAGCCCGCCAATGACACCTTCCCCGAGCAGGTCGAGGATGGACGCCATAGCACGCGAGTTTACGGTATCGTCGGCTTCAACCGGTGTGCGGCTGGAGCCACTGCTTTTCTTACCGCCAGCACCTGCAATCAGGAGAGGCAGTCTCTTCTTCTTGAACTGTTCCATGTTCAAAAATTTCCCTTCTTACTAAAGCTGGTCGATGGTGATCGAAGAACTTACTACCTGTGAGCCGACCAGAATTTCCTCACCATAAATGAGCTGAACCGGGTTGCCCTGGTTAGTGGTGTTTTGTGGTCCGTCGAAATAAAACGAGTTCGAGTTATCTGCCTGCCTTACACTGTCATTGGTCGCCTGGGGCGAAATTAACTGCGAAATACCCCCCATCATTAGCGACAAGCCGAGCGGGGCCAGCGCGGGAAACCAGAATGAGGCAACCATGACGAGTGCCCCTACGACTGTCTGAAACCAACCAAAAGCCTTACCGCCGCTACCGCGAGGAACCGGCGTGATGCGGATCTTCGCGATGTTGTCGGACTGCCCCATCATTTGAAACTCGCTCTCATCAACCGACCACTTATGCCCCTGCTTATTGGTGATCTGGATGTGATACTTGTCGTAGGTCTTCATGTTGCGCTTCATCCAGGCTTTTAAGCCCGGACGATTGGCTTCGACCAGATCCAACGCCTGTTTGGTGTTGCGCACTTTTAAATGCCAGTGGCGGCCGAAATGTCTGGCCATCGGGCCACCAAGTTGCACATGAACTAACTCAGACACGTCTCATCTCCCTTGAGTAAGTCTCTGTGACGCAGGTGGTGCGTCGTGTGTTTCTGGTACATGCCACCGTAATAAGCGCGACAGCTCAGACGGTCGATCTGGTGGTGCAGGATCATTCCGTCTCCGATGTACACCGCGCAGTGGTCAGGCATCTTTCCGTACTGAATGAAGAAGACGTCACCACGCTGGGGTTCCGTCCCCGGCGCCAGACGAACAAGCCCTTCATTGCGGTAGTTCTGATCGAGAATGTCGGTATCGCCCGTGTACCACGATGGAATATGCAGGTGCGGGTTCGGATTCAGCTCGACGTTGAACTCACGCTTCAGGTAGTCGCGGCACAGCATCCAGCAGTCGAAGACACCGAACACATAGGGTCGACCCAGATAAGGCATCTCAAAGCCGTCTGGGGTGATCACATTCATCTCACTGAAGTGAAATGGCGCATCGCCCTCGACGTTCTTCCGAACAGCCAGAATCAGCCACGGAACTTCCGTTGCCTCGCATCCGGCGCGGTCGGCATCTGACGCATCAGCTGATTCGTCAGTGTGGGAGTGCCAGATGGCAACCACGTCTCCCGCATCTTCCGCTGCGATAATGTCGTCAGCGTGCATCACAAACGTGTTTTCCGGGTTCTCCGACACGTTCCGGGCTTCCATGAAGCGATATTTCTCGCCAGTAGTACGCACCAGAAAGCCACACGCTTCGTTCGGGTAGCGTTTGATGGCTGTCAGATAGATTTCCTGCATAATGTCCGACCCAAGCTCAGGGAAAGCTCTATTACCCATAACGTGTTGCTCCAATGAATCCGCCAAAGTGGATTACGCCATTGGCAAAGTAGTTACGGCGTGCGTTGCATGAGTCGTAGCGTTTCGTGCAGTAATCCGCGCCTGACATGGTGGTTTGCTGGTTGTTTTTGTCGAAATAGGGGCCGGTATAGCCGCACTCTGGGCCGCGGTATTTCCACGGGCAGGTGTTTTTGATGATCTGGCGGTACGGCAGTTGCACGCCCATCAGATCGAACACGCTCGACAGCTCAAACTCGACAACCTCATGGGTTTCAAGAGTCTTCTGCTCGACGAACCACATCTCATCGGGAAAATGCTGATTCGGATCTGCGGTCGGATTTCCGTCTTTGAAGTTGGCCGCGTCGAGAAAACGCGCCAGCGTCATCTTGCGGATGATGCGACAACCCACCAGATAGTCATTTGCCTGGACTTCAGCGGAGACGGTTCCGGCAAAGTTGGAGACCTGGATTTTTGGACGCGGCAAAGTACCCTGACCAGTCTTATCAAAGCCTGACGCCTTGATTGGCCACGGTTCGTAGGACACACCTTGCCAAACGACTGGCTCCATCAGTTCGTTTGTACCGGCGTGGAAAAACAGCTTGCCCCCAGAGGTGGTGTTCGACATATCAAGTTCGAACAGCTCAATGAGCGCGGAGGGCGACAAGCTCTGAATATCAGCTTTAATACCCATCGTTTCTTCCTTGAAATAAAGAGGCGCCAACATCCTGTCAGCGCCTATAGATAATAGTAAATAAGCACCTACTTATCTAGTGGGTTAAATTATCCTTCATAAATTTGTCGGAAGGTCGCAGTGAGAACGAGATAGCCCTGATAACGCTTCACAGTATGGCTGTCGCACACCACAACCATCTTTTTGCCTCGAGGGTTCGTCCAGTAGAACGACTCAACGGCCGCGCGTGCCGTCAGAAAGTCATCGACGGCATTGATGACGTCATAAGAACGCGTAAAAGTAAGGCTCCACTCTTCTTTAATGCGATTAAGCCCTTTTGCCTGACGCTGTTCGTAATCGTCACCGAAATTCAGCACCGTCACGTTAGGCTTCACGGTCTTTTCCGACTCGTAGTCGGGATACCAGTTAAAAGTCAGTCTTTCCATCTCACATCCTTGTGAGACCGCCCCTTCCGGGGCAGCCGTGGTTAGTTACGTTGAGAGTTAGGGTTGAGCGAACCGCCTGGCCGCTTCTCCTGAGCGATGGTTTCAAGCGCGATCGCCTTCATGCGCTGCGCAGCCTGACTCCATGCGCCTTCGGAATTGCTGTTCTCCGAGACACTGCCGTCGCTGTTGACGTTGATTTCAATGCTGACAGGTGAGAAAACGCCGCCGCCTTTAACACCCTCTGCGTTGAGCGTGACCGGGATGGAACGCCCATCCGGAAGAGGAACGTAGGCTTCGTTCATATCCCCTTCGCCAAATAACGCCAGCTGTGGAGAGTCAGCGATGCCACCTTTCTGGTAAGCACGCAGCGGAACCACGCCGTCTTTCCCGAAAATGCCGCCTTTGGCGAACTTCGGGATTGCCGGAATGCCGCCAGTACCATCAGATGCCGATCCGGTGAGATTGTTGAATCCGGAGTTAGAGCCGGAGGAACCAGATCCGATGTTATCGAAGCCACCACCAGCCCAGGCAGACACCAGCCCGGAGGCAATGGTAGCGCCGAAACTCAACCACTTATTGCCAGAGCCGGACATGTTTGCGCCCAGCATAGCAAACGCGGCAGAAAGCGCCCCCGTGACAGAGCTAAGGTTCTGCATGGAGAAGATGGACGTCTTCACCGCTTTGGTTTCCGCGTCTTTGGCTTCAGTACTGGTGAACAGTCCATTTACCCAGTTGCCGATCGCGTTGGTTGCAGAACCAATCGCGCTGGTCGTCTGCTGAGTGGTCTGCCCCAGACCGGAGACCGAGCTGGAGGTCTCTTTCGTCGCCTCACCCACGCTCTTATCGCCGTTGACCGCATTCATCCGGACGCCCTGGTTGGCAACCGCAGACGCGACACCAGAAAGCAGATTGCCACTCTGAGAGCTGCCCGCTGCCGTCGTCCCCATCCCCAGCATGTTCATGAGAGGTAGAGTGATCTGCGTCTTCACAACCATGTTGGTGATGTCGCGGAGAATGGACTCTGCCAGGCTGGAGAAGTCCAGTTTCCCCTTCATGACGAAGTCGGTCAGCGTATCCGTCATGTTGCTGAACAGGTTGCTCCAGCTGTTTTCCAGCTGTTCGGCCAGATTCTCGTACTCAAGCGCCAGCTTCTGTGTCGCCGTACCCGTCTCTTTGATGAGCGCGGTGTTGCCTGCCGCCACCAGCTGGTTAATCTGCTTGGTGTAGAGCGCCACGATTTTCGGATCAGAAGCCTGGTCACGCAAATCCATCAACGCTTTCAGATTACGGTTGTAGGTGTCGTTGAAATCGGCCACCTTCTCTTCACGAGACGGCTTGTAACCCGCGCTGATGATGGAATCGGATTCCGGCGCCCAGGTGGAGATCATCTGCTCGACGTTGCGGCGGTTGAACATCTCGCGATAGTCGTCGCTCGCGTTCGCCAGGTCAGCGAGGCGTGACTTGGCTTTGTCGATCATCTCCTGAGTGATGAACTCATTCGGTACGGCGTTGGCCAGTTCGGTCAGCGATTTGGTGGTATCGCGGAGAGACTGGTCAAACGACACGGTCGCTTTTGAGCTTTCCCCCATCTGCCCCATAAGCTGATCGGCTTTATCCAGGGCTTTCTGGTAGCCGGCCGCCAGCTTACGCTGCGCATTTTCTTCCTTCCTCGCGGCACGCTGAGAAGCATTGGCAGTACGCTGCCCGGCTTTTTCCGCTGCTGCTGCGTCCTGCTCACGCGCTTTGGTCAGTGCGGCGATCGCGGCAGCACGTTCCTCGTCGCTCATTTTCTCCAGAGAGCTGGCGCTGGAGGCTTTCTGCAGGTTCAGCTGGGTTTTGAGCTGTTTCGGCCCGATGATCGGCTTGCCTTCGAAGTCCAGCATCGCCGTACCGTCTGGCAGTGTGCGCTGGTAGGTCGCGGAGTCCATCTGGTTCCGCATATACTGCGCCAGTGCTTTCTGAGCCGCCTTATCGGTCGTCCCCAACCCCAGAACGGTGCCCTGGTTGGACATTACGCCCTTACCGGTTTTCGCCGCGCTATCACGCTCGAACTCCGCCTGAGTCAGCTCCTGAGCTACAGCTTCAAGATGCTCCTGATACCCGCGGATGCTGCCCTGCAGCTTCTGAACCTGCTCGGTGTTCCCCTCTTTCTTCGCTTTCTCCAGCATGTCGCTGAAGTGGGCAATTTGCTTCTCGGTGGCGTTTTTACGAGAAGACAGGTCGTAGACCAGCTTCTGTGCCGGTTCCAGATAGGACTTGTTCACCTTCTCGCGAAGCGGTGCAAGCAGCTTGTTCTTCTCGTCGTCCGAAAGCGATTTGTCGTCGTTGATTTTCTGGATCTTATCCAGAGCCTCCTGACGGGCTTTCACAAACGTCGCAGAGAAGACCTGGTTATCTGCCCGGATTTTCTCAATCTGGGATTCGGCAGCTTCTTTTGCCAGGCGTTTGGCCACTGCGCCATCACCCAGCGCCATCGTGCCGGTTGTTCTTTCGTACTCTTCCTGATTTTTCTTCAGGCGAGCCTCAACAACCTCTTTGGACTCCTTCACGGCGACAGGGCCAGCCGCTGTGGAGTAGTAGTTCACGCTTTCGCCAGTTTTAAGCGCCTGCTGGTCTCGCTGGATCTGCTTTTCAAGCTCGGCTGCACGCGCTGCCATCTGCGCACGCTTGGCCGCCGTCATCGCCTCCGGGATTTTGCGGATCTCGTCCACGACTTTGGACGTTTCGCTGCGGAGCATGGTCATATACGTGATAAGACCGGCCACAGCCACGGTAGCTACGGTGAACGCTGCACCAATTGGGTTTGCTGCAATGAACGCAGTTAGCCCAGCAAACGCGCCCTGAAGCCCCGTAATCGCGCCACGGATAGCGAAGATCAGCGATGGGATTGGGGCCAGCCCCATACGAGCCGCACGATTAAAGCGGGTGACAGCTGTCGCGCCCAGATTGAACGGAGCCTGGAGAACGGTCGACATCTTGGTAAATGTGTTAACCATTTGCCCGGCAGTGCCAATCACGCCTGCAATCCCGGCACGCATCAGCTTGAACGCCACCATTGCGGCAACGACTTTGCCCAGGCTGATAACCAGCTCCTGGTTTTTAGCCAGCCACTGCGCCAGCTCGCGTAAGCCGTCGATCGCCGTGGAGAGTCCGGAACCCAGCGAGTTAGCGAACGAAATGCCTTCAGCGCTGTTCATGATGGAAGCAAGCTCTTTCATCCCCTTTGTGAGAGAATCCAGATAGCCCGCCTGACCGACACGATCGGCAAACAGCGTAAAGGAGGTTTGCAGTTGCGCCAGCGCACCGGTGTAGGTTTGCATCATGTCTTTGGCGGCGTTTTCGTTCTCCGCACGCAGACCAACGAACATCAGCGATAGCGCCTGTTTCGCTTCCACAGTACCGGTGGAGACTGCTTTGGTCAGTTCCCCCATAGTGATACCGGCAGCGTCTGCCATCGCCTTCATCGCGTTAGGAACGGCTTCACCTAATTGCTGACGCAGTTCTTCCATCGACACGACGCCCTTACCGGACATCTGCTGGACAGCCACGGCAGCACGTTTAAGCAGTTCGCTATCGCCGCCGAAGCGTGCAACGGAGTCCACCAGTGCTTTCAGCGATCCGTCAGTAGGATCGAGACCTGCCGAGCGAAATTTAACGAAGGAATCGGTCAGCGCCTGCATCGCAAACGGGGCGTTTTGCGCCATATCCACGATGTACTGCATATCCTCTGCGGCGGCTTTTCCAGGGTTGGCCTTATCCTTGTTCAGCCCGCGCAACATGACACGCATACGCTCCATTTCGGAGGCGGCTTCGATGATTGGCTTCTGCCAGCCGAACAGGATGTCAGTTACCGTTCTTGCCGCATCACCAATCTCGCCAAGCAAGAAAATGTTGCCGCGCAGACCAGAGAACACACCACTTTCAGCACTACGCCCGCCGTGGCCATAGGAACCGCTGTGTCGACCTCCACCGCCATTACCACCGCCATCACCGTAGCTACTGGTGCGTACACGTACCGGCTTGCTGATCAGTTGCTGGCGGCCAATCACCGCATCCATCTGATCGCGGACTTTCTTCAGCCCCTCAGCAGCCTGGCTCGTTGTGACACCCCAATTACTGAGACGCTTTGTCGTGGTGTTAAGACGCGTATTCATGCCGCTCACGGATGCAGAGGCTTCTTTTACCTCCGTACCGAAGCGGCTGGCGCTCTTGCCAGCGAACGTTGCCCAATCGGAAAACTCATTGAGTTCAGACTGAACCTTGCGCAGCGATGTGGTGAGCTTATTAACGGATGAGGTGGTTGTGTCGACGCGCTCAATCAGGGTTTTGAGACCTGAGTTGAGGCTGGTAATGCTGCCTCGCGTCTTGCGCGAAACATCAGACACAAGCTCGAAGCCGGCAGCTACATCCTGTAGTTTTTCTGCCGTGACATCGAGCTTGGACTCCAGAACGCCGATGATGCGGGAGACCGAACCCAACGAGCGTTCCAGATTGTTAATTTTCTGAGCTGGCTTTGTGGCCTGCTCCCCGAATCTGGTAAGTAGCTTACCCGCCCGGTCGATTGACGCTGTAAACTGCTTGTCTTCCAGCGACAGGATAAACTCTACGTTTTGTGACATTCCCTTGTCATCCTCTGCCAAAAATTTGCATCAGTTGCTCTTTGGCGTCAGGGTCTGCCTTATCCTTGCGTGGATCGTAGACTTTATCGGTTACGACTGGTCTTCCAATCCTGAGTTGCAAACCCTCCATGAACGCCTTTACGCCCTCGCCATCTGCCTGGGCAGCGCGAGCGACTTGCAGGTTGCGGACATCCTCTTCCGCACGCAGACGGTCGATGTTGCGACTGAGCATCCAGAACATCGTTAGAGGGACGCCCAGCAGCTCTAATGGCGACACGGCGTAGTGAGCAACTACACGACTGAAATAGAATCCGAGATCTATCGATACGGTCTTTACCCCGGATTCATCGCGGGAAATTACTTTGCCCCTTCACCAGCCGCTTTTTCGTTCTCTTCATCAATCACTTCCATAGCGAAGGTGAAGATCTGCTGGAGCTGCGGAACAGTCAGTTTTTCCAGTACAGCGTCCGGCACGGATGGGATGACCTTGCGAACCAGGTCGGCGTAAGCAGTAACCTGCTCAACAGGCGACATATTCTGGAGGTCTTTGCCTTCCATCTGCTTGATAGAGACGAACAGGCCAACAGTCATTTCAACGATGGGATATTCCTGACCGCCGAACTTGATGCTTTTCTTCGGAGGCAGAATGGAGTCGAGATCGAGTAATTTGGTCATTGGTTAAAGTCCTTTTAAAAGAGAGGCTCTTCCTGAGCCTCTGCTTAATTACGTCGCGATTATTGGGCAGAATTAACCGTTACTGCTTTGGTCGCTTTCTTGCCGCCGCTATTGCTGGTAAAGGAGATATTTGCCGAACCTTCAGCTACTCCGCGAACCAGACCAGTCTGGTCAACGGTTGCTTTCTCCTGATTGTCGGATTCCCACACACCGGTTTTGTCGCCGGCATCTGCAGGGGTGATCTGGGCAGTCAGTTGCACGGTCTCACCGGCTTTAACTTCCGGAGATTCCGGAGAGATAGAGACGGTTTTAACCGGCTTTGGGCCGCTCATTTTCCCCAGCACGCCGTCGTCATCCGGGTAAGCGGTGAACTGAACGGAGAACACGCGAACATCATCAGACTGGTAGGTCATGGTGAAGTTACCTGCGGTTGCAGCTTTCGGGATGGTCAGGACATAGTCGGTGGTATCTTGCGGGGTCAGAACCAGCTCTTTGGCTACGTCGATCAGGTTGACGCCCTGTGCGGAAGTGATGGTCACAGAGTTCTCTTCTTCGCTCAGGGTAGAACCCGGCATCAGATCGACCATATTCTGCAACACAGACTCGGCCAGCGGCGCAGTGATAGTGATGTTACGACCCTGTACCAGCTCGGAGATGGTGGTCTGCCCCAGCTGGTCTACGGTGACTTTCAGAGTTTCGGTCGCAACTTCAACCTGAACACCGCCTTTGGTGTAACCCAGATCAACGCCACCAAACGACACTTTGCAGGCGCCAAGTTTGATGTTTTTTACATGGGTATTGGACATTTTTGGAAAACTCCTTTTTCCGTTAAATCAGCACCTTCATGGTGTTAATGATAAGTATATACTTACCTATTTTATTAATTCAACAAATAGCCCGCAAATTCAATCGGGATACCCGCTTCAATCAACGAACCTTCATTTTTGGGATAAGTAATCGGCATCGACATTGGTCGAACCAACCGGAAGTAAACGCCATCTGACACGGTTTCTTCGACCGGGAACATGTCCATGATCTTATTGGCTTTCGCCACCGTCTTTGTAATCGTCGCATTACGCACGATGACGGTGAAAGAGTCGTGATAGAAGCCTTTTAACTCATGGTCAATGGTGATCCCCGTATTGGGAGTAACCAACAGAACACCGGACTTCACATTGGCTGGCATGTAGTGACAGAAAATGTCAGTGCCGACTGTACCGATCTTCGCCTTCTGCATCAGGCTCGCAAATGCTTCAATAAACACATCAACCTCTCGTAAAACCTGCTTTCCTTGCCGCTTCTGCTATCGTCTGAGTGAACTGTTTCTCACTGATCTGCACGGCTCTCTCAAGGAACAAAGGCCCAACTCGTGGCTTCACTCCAGCAACTGGCGGG